AAACCAACTGCGGACTTCTCCAAGCACTTCATTACTTATTTTGACTTTATTAAGTAAATTTTGAAGAATCTTTTCATCAACAGTTCCTTCGGACACCAGATCTATATAAGTACAACTATGAGTCTGACCTATTCTATGAATACGATCTTCTGCCTGTACTCTTAATTCCAAGTCATAAGAATTGGAATAAAATATCATTGTGTTAGCTTCCGTTAAAGTTATTCCTCTTCCCCCTGTTTGTGGATTAGATATAAAGTATCTTAGTTCACTGTCTGGGTCCTGGAACTTATCTATTATTCTTTGTCTTTCATCTTGTGGTGTTTTACCGTAATACGACGCTACGGCACCTTCTCCATATTTTTTTGCTATGGCTTTCTCTAGTTCTTGTATGTCTGTTTGAAACACAGCAAAGATAACAACTTTCCCAGAAGTCTCTTCTAATAGGTCTAAAACGGTCTGTATGCGATTATTCTTTAATACTATAGTTTCCCCTTCCTCATCTCTTAAACTACCAGCTACGACCTGTTGTAAGCGCATAAGCTGGGTTAATACATTCATTGTTGAAAATAATTGCTCATCCAATATCATTAAAGCTTGTTGCTTCATTGTGGCGTAAGCTACCCTTTGTTCCTCTGTTAATTCAACATGACGACGAACATAAACTTTCTCTGGAAGATCCAAACACTCCTCTTTTCTTTTTCTAATTGAAAAGTCTTTTATGGTTTCTTGTAATTCTTCTAGTTTTTGAAAACCTATTATTTGTTGAAAGCTATGCCTCCCCATGGTTCTAGCCTGTGTTATGGCATACCTGGCACGAAAAGCGTAGTAACTACTAAAGCCGAGTAAATTTGGAGAAAGAAAATAGCATTGAGAAAACAAATCTAGCGGTGCTTTGGTAATTGGGAACCCAGTTAATATTCTCCTATAGTCTGCTAAAGGTGCTAACTTAATTAAATGTTTAGTTCTTTTTGCTTTTGGATTTTTAATTGTGGTTGATTCATCTATAACCATCATTGCATTATGGGTAACTAAAAACTCTTCTACAAATTTACAGGCCTTCACAGTTGCAAATGCTTCTACATTTACCAGGAATATATTTAATACTCCTGTGCTATCTTCTTCGACCATTTTTTTATAGTCCTTGGTCCATCGTTGGGTATGATTTGGCTGCCACACCACGACATTTCTATTTACCCGATCGGGCAAATGTTTATTTATCTCATGCACATCCCAATTTCTCAAGTTGCCTTTTGGTGAAACAATCAGTAATCCAGATATTTTATCTTCTTCAAATAAAACGGCAGCATTGTCCAAAAGTATTTTAGATTTACCGAGGCCCATTTCCAAAAATAAAGCAAATAGTGTACGATGTGCACTCTGCTTTAAAGTTTCTAATTGATGCTCGTATGGCTCAGTTTTAAATTCGTAATTATTCATTCTCATAAGTTCTGTCCTTTATTCTTCGTTATATAACACAATAGGTGTTGCAATTTATTATACACATGGTATATTGAGCATGCAACTCTGAGTTGATGATGATAGAAGAAAAAGAAAACGGACATAGAGCGAAGATAGAAATAGAGATTTACGCCGATGGACCAAACGACTTTTATGTAGAGGTCCTTGATCCAGCGAATCCTTGGCTAGTTGGAAAATTCAATTCCTTAGATAATGCCCTCAGATATGTTTACTTTGAATTCGACGATCCAAAAGGTACTGTCGAAATAGTAAATGTATGTATGCCACTTTATACAGCATCTGAATTCATTTTAACTCTAGAGGAGCAACCCAAAGATAATAATGTAATACCAATAAGGAAAGAGAATGACAAAGATAAATGAACTATTTGAAGAAAGCACAACTAAAGCTGTCGAAGAAATTAAAGATGATTCAGTTAAAGAACTAAGTCATATGTGTAATGATCTTTTAAAAGTAGAAGGTGAGATAGGAAACACAGAAGAAAAACTACAAAGACTTAAAGAAAGACAGCGTGAACTTTCAGAACAAGCAATACCAGATAAGTTGGCTCAATTAGGAGTTAGCGATCTTAAATTAAATGATGGATCAAGAATTTCAGCCGAGCCTTTCTATAGTGCACGCATTAGTGGTGACAATTTAGAAAAGGCTCATACATGGCTAAGAGATAATGGTCATGGCGACATAATAAAAAATACTTTAACCCTAACATTTGGACAGGGTGAAGATGCCATGGCAAAGGAATTGGTAGATCAGCTAGTTTCTCAGGGGCATATACCTCAAGAGAAAGAAGCTGTTCATCCAAGCACCCTTCGTGCGTTCGTAAGAGAACAAATCGAATCGGGTAACACAGCGTTTGACCTTGATATACAGAAGAGATTTTCTGTGTATCAGGGCAAGCGTACAAAAATAAATCGTTGAACGAAGAAAGAAGGAGTAAAAAATGGCAACGAAGAAAGAAGGTAATGGGGCGGCCTTAACGTCCCTATTTGAAAACATCGAAGAGAAAGGTTTCGGTGATGTAGGAGCAGAGGATCTCAGAACTCCGCGTGTAACAATAATCCAGGCAATGTCTCCGCAAAGGCAAAAAGCCAATCCTGATTATGTTGCAGAAGCAGAGGAAGGAGATCTTTTCTTCTCAGGTAACAATTCGTGTATTAGCAGTGACACTGGGTTACTGTTTTTACCTGTTTACTACAACAAAACTCTTGTGGAGTGGCGTTTACGTGAAAAAGGTGGCGGATTAGTTACTGTACATCAACCAGATTCAGATCTTTTGAATCGATGCACTCGCGATAGTCAAGGTAGGCTAGTTACACCAGGAGGGGACACCCAACTGACTACAACTGCCAATCATTACGGCTACGCGCTCGTTGATGATGCGCCTCAAAGGTGTGTTATTAATATGACTGGTGCACAACTTAAACACTCGCGTGCTTGGAACACTATGATCCAAGGAACTAAACTACAAGGCTCGAAGGGACTTTATACCCCTCCAGCTTATTCTCATTGGTATAAGTTAAAAACGCAAGTGGAGTCTAATGACCGTGGTACTTGGTACAGTTATAGTATCTCACAGGAGCGGGTGTTAGAAGAAAAAGAAGCTGATCTTTTTAAAGATGCAGAAGACTTTTCTAAGTTTTGCGCTTCAGGAGGCATGGAGCAGTTACAAGCTCCAAAGTCAACTGCTATAGAGGATAAATCTTCTAGTAAAGACTGGGAAGACTAATCTATTTTGGGCTCCAACTCGTCTCGATGTACCTAATGTTGGAGCCCATCTTTAGGGCGATATGGAAGAAATTGCGAAAAAATTCATGGATGTATTCTCTGGCTTAGAGAGGGCACATGGCATATATGAAATAACGGGGCATAAAACTACTGCTAAAGGCATCAAAAAAGATGGTAGAGGCAGAACTTTACAAGAGCCTCTCACTTTAGACCTTTGGGAAAAT